GTTCGCATTACAAGCTGTAGTATAACATCTCGTAATCCAGGGTTGTCAAACCCTTCTGAGGTATCCAATCCCACGAGGAAGTGGATAACTCTCTTTCCTTAACGTTAGGAGGCCCATCAGGCCTATCCCTAACTGAAAAGGAACCGGTCCAAGCACGCTTGTCTTTGAGCCTAGAGACGTATAAAGTACGTTTCGAATGACTCATACCAATTGTGTTGTTCCGTCGCGCATCGCCTTCGATAAAACCACCCAGGGCACCTATAAGGAGGCCCGAGTGGTTAAACTCGTAGTCCTTCGTACTCAGTTTTCTTGGCTTTGGGACAAGAGCTCGGTATTTGGTAACACCGTACTTTGTCCGCAAGCCTGAGAGACTGAGACTGGTTTTGATCCCACTTGAGTCTGACGCGTCGAAAGGGACTGGGCGAAAAACAACCAGTCCTTTAAGATAGCGTAGGCAATGAGAAAGATCAACACCATTATGAATAGACCAACGAGCAAGGCGGTTGAAGATCGAGTAGTAGTGAGTTTCATGGTAACACTTCTTAATATAGATGCCGCGAATATCGTGGCCCTTAAAGAAGTCTTTACCGCATGACTCTCGAAAGAAGCCACTGTTATAGGATTTACTCCTATTAACAGTGTGCCCAGCGAACTCGAGTACATTGCAGACGAGATTAAATGCGCTTTCAACGCAGATGATGTCATCGCCAAATACCGAAAAAGCTGGAACCATGCCAGTATTGTCGACGGGTAACCGCATGGCAATATAGCAAGCTTCTACGATAGCAGCAAATATCAAGGTTTGTAGGGGAAATGTAAAACCGTTTCCCATAGTTGAAAACACCGCCAGGTCAACACGCTGTCCGTCTGGCAGTTCTATGCATTTCGCACGAACTGTGTCTAGAGCAGCGTACGCTTGTCGGGGTAATAACCACTTGATAAGAGCACACGCGTTAAGATCCGATGCAGATTTGAGATCGATTGTGGCATGACTGCCATAAACCGAGCCCAGTCTGGCTAGGAACCGGGTAATAGTAGGTTGCTTACTCAGGTCTATGTTATAGGCCCGCTTAAGAACAGACTCTATCTGGTCACCTAGCGCAAGCTGGTAAAGCATTTCCAGGCTTGCTTCGGTATTGATAACGCGAGAAATATCGTAATTCTTCTTCGCGAAGGTAAGCTTTGAAGCATCAACGATAGAGTACTCGCCATAACGGTCGCAGCGCAATTTTTCTGCTGCGCGCCACACGAGCGGGATACTCTCCCTGTAGTACTGCCAGAGAGCTTGGTCGTAGGAAGTTATACGTGAAGAAAAAACTTTTCCGACGAAGTCGGTAAGCTTAGTTCCACGAGAACTGCCGGGCCCAGGTCTTAGCCTATCAAAGCACTTGGCTATAGATATAGCAGAGGTCTGAAGCTCGTCGCTATGTATATGATGGTATAAACGTTCACGTGCGATTTCTAATATCTCGCAGTAGACGCTCGTCTCATCAACGACAAAACGCGAGCAGCGGGC